CTTGCGCCTGAAGCAACCACACCACAAGATGAATTTGATGGTCAAGCCTGGCTTGCATTGAAGAAGAAAAAACTAGAAACCCTGATTAAGAAGGCGTAATGAAAACTAAAGAACAAATCAAAAAAGACATTTTGAATGCACTGGGCAACCCAACAAGCGGAATTATCGTTGACAACCTAGACACAATTGTCAGCGCAGTTGTTGGCGATGAGAACAAGGCTGAAACTAAAAGTAGCTTGTCAGATTCTCTGCCAGCAAAAGAAACTCGCATACTTGAGGCCACTGAAAAGCGGTAGATAACGAGTTCGCCCTGCTAGGTTCTTCCTTCTCCTAGCAGGGTTTTTCTTTTTTGTCTGAAAAATGGGAATCCCCCCTACTGGGTGGACACATGGACAAGGTGGGGAATCAGTAGGGGGGAAGTCTATTCAGTTGTGTTCAAACCATAACACACAAACAGCCTTTTGGTTATGATTCTAAAAAAGGGAAAAACATGGCAAACCGAAAACAATTCAAATGTGTGAATCTACAATGTGAGAAACCCCAACACGCTAAACAGCTGTGTCGCAGTCATTATGAGGCTCTGCATTACCACAAATGGAAAGCAGCTAGAAACCTGCGAGAGCGACCCCTAAGGCGTGCAGAACTAGTTGAATTTGACATGGATGATTATTGGGCATGGGTAAAACAGGAACTGCAGCTTTTATAACATTTTGGTTACAACTGGAAAATCTGCCCCATAGCCTCTAGGCATTTGGTACTTTAGTTATGAAACAAAAACACACAAACAAAGGACAAGGACAAATGAAAACACAAACACAATTTGTAGATAAAAAAATCACAATTATTTGGAACAGTATGATTCACAAAAATAAATACGCTGAATTGAGTTTTGTTTGGCAGGTTGCTAATGCCAAAACCAACAAGGAAATTCTAAATGATATTTACTACTGCACAAATACTTACACAGGAATCATTTGGGAAATGATAGAGGCAGTACTGCCAGCAAACAGACCACACACAGCACTATCGGTTGGCGATTTGCTTGTGATTGACGGAACAACTTACAGATGTGAAGATTTTGGATGGAAGGAACTGGGGGCATAAGCCCCCAGTCGGGAAAGGATTAAGAAAAATGGAAACTAGACAAATTTGGAAAATTGCAGTTGAAATTAGGCAGGCAATGTTTGAATACAAACAAACAAAGGGGCATATTCCAAGCTGGTGGTATTACGCAGAAAATTATGTTGAGGCAATGGAATCACTAATCACAATTGACGACATGTACTATGCAGACACAGCCAAAAGTGTTGTCAGTTATGCCCTGGCAAATTTAGGAACTTGGCGTGGTGAAAAAGCCAGAGCAATAAAGGCTGAATTGCGAGCCATGCTATAAAACTCCAACCAAGTAGGAGACTGAAGCCCCCAACAATGATGTTGGGGGTTTTCATGTTGCTGTTTGTTGTAAACTGATAGCAGACTGAGCGTCATCGCCGTCTGTATTGGCTGAGTGTCATCACCGCCGAATCAAACTATTGAAAGGTAACAATGTCCGAGTTCATCAAGGCTCAGGAAGAGTTACGCGCTAACCTAACCGAACAGATTCGTGAGGTTATTGACTCAGCTGAGTCTGCAAAGCGTGGACTTGATTCCGCAGAGCTAGAAAAAATTGAGCGCATTGAGGCTGACATTGCTCGTGCAGACGAGACAATCGCAGTTGCAAAGCGCAACGAAGAGCGCAAGGCAGAACTATCAGTAGCAGCTAAGGGATTCACCCCAGTTGTTGCAGAGCGTTCAGCATCAGACGTTCTTCGTGAGATTGCACAAACCAGAGGTTCACACAACTTCGAGAAGCGTGCAACTCTAGTACCATCCACCAACACAGTACCTAAGTCTTTCTACGACGAGGTGTTTGATGTTGCACGTCTAGTAGGTCCAATGCTAGATGTTTCCCAGGTCATTCCAACCACTTCAGGTGAAGACCTAACCATTCCAACCCTTACCGCTTACTCAACTGCTTCAATCAAGGCAGCTGGTTCTGCGCTAGATGCAAGTGAACCAACCTACAGCTCCATCACTCTTGGTGCTTACAAGTATGGATTCCTAATTCAGGCTGCAAATGAGCTAGTAACTGACGCTGGTTTCGACCTTGCTTCACACCTTGCTGAGCAGGCTGGTAACGCAATCGGTTATGCAGTTAACTCTGCTTTGACCACAGGAACTGGAACAGTCCAGCCAAATGGAATTGTTACAGCCGCTGGTTCAGGAATCATTGGTGGCACTGGTGTTACTGGTGCATTCACCGCTGACAACCTGATTGACCTTGCTTACAACAACATTGACGGTGCTGTTCGCAGACTCCCAGGTGTTGGCTACATGGCAAATGGTCGTTCAATTGGCGCAATGAGAAAGCTGAAAGACACAGCTGGCAACTACCTCTACCAAGTTGGAGTTGGACAGCCTGACACCTTTGCTGGCTTCCAGGTAATTGAGAACCCAGCAATGGCAAACACTGCTACCAGTGCTAAGTCTGTTCTGTTCGGTCATTTCCCAAGCTACAAGGTTCGTCTTGCTGGCGGTCTGCAGGTTGCTTCCTCGCAAGATTACGCATTCAACACTGACCTGACGACTTGGAGATTCCTGATTCGTCTAGACGGAAACCTGACTCACAGCAGTCACGTTAACTACTTCGTTGGGGCTGCTTCTTAGTCCTAGCGTAAAAAACGAGACCCAGCTGATTTGGTTGATGTCAGCTGGGTTTCTTTTTTTTGTGCTAATCTGATGACATGACTATCAACCAAAAACTAAATGGACTTATATCTTTTGCTAGTAACAGCCCAGGTGTTCCAACTGGCTACGGACAGCAAGCAGAATACTTAGCTAATCGCATGGTCAAATCAGGTTTGACTGTGGGCATTATGTCGAACTATGGCAATGAAGGCGGTATTCAAACACTCAAATTGCAAGCTGGCAAGGTCACACATTATCCCAGAAGTTTTACTGGTTATAGTGTGGACACATTGCCCTGGAATCACAATCATTTCAAATCAAAGCACAAAGACTTGCCAAATGCCATTTTCATTCTTTACGATTCATGGGTTTATAACGGACACCCAGAGCTAGACAAAGAGAATGTTGTCATCTGGGCACCGATTGACCATGTGACACTGCCCCCAGGTGTGGTTGCATTTTTACAAAAGCCAAATGTCACTGTTATCAGCATGGCACCTGATGGCAACCAACAGCTAACAGCCGCTGGAATTGAAAACACCTACATTCCACATGTGGTAGACACAAAAACTTACAAACCAACATTTGAAATTCGAAACAAGCCAACACGTGAATTTTTGCAGTGCACCCCAGATGATTTTTTGGTTGGCATGGTGGCAGCTAACAAATCAAATGGCATTATTCACAGAAAAGCCTTTGCTGAAAACATTTTGGCATTCAGCATCTTTCAGAAAAAGCACCCAGAAGCAAAACTTTACATTCACTCAGAGCCAAGCAAAATAACGCAAGGATTCGGGTTGGTAAATCTGCTAAAAGCCTGTGGCATTCCACCGCAGACAGTAATTTTCCCAGACATTTTGGATTACCGCTACGGATTGAAGCGCAACGACATGGCAGCTCTTTACACAGCATTTGATGTTTTGCTTGCACCCAGTTATGGCGAGGGCTTTGGTGTTCCCACAATCGAAGCACAAGCCTGTGGAACAAGAGCAATCGTAAGCAATTGGGCGGCTAGTAAAGATTTGGTAAGTGAATCTAGCTGGCGAGTTGAAGGCATGCCATTTTGGGATGAGCCACAAATTGCATGGTTCAAGATTCCATTTGTAGACAGCATTGTGAATGCTTTAGAACTTGCTTATCAGGCTGAGCGTGGCGTAGATAAAACAAGCATTGAATTTGCTAGCCAGTTTGAAGATGAAAAAGTTTGGTCTGAAAAATGGCAACCATTTTGGAGTGATTACTTTGCTAAGCAATCTAACAATTCCAGTACTGAATCGGTATGACTTACTCCAGCGTATGCTGGACAGTATTGACCACCCAATTGAAAATTTACTAATCATAGATAATGGTGGCGAACTTGATTCAATACGAATACCGAATAGCGTCAAGACACATAGGGTGTTGCGCATGGTGTCAAATCTTGGCGTTGGAACTAGTTGGAACTTGGGAATCAAAAACTTCTATCAGTTATCTGTGTTTTATTTTGCCAGCGCAGACATGTGGTTTGCCCCAGGAGACTTAGAAAAGCTTTCTTACGCCTCACCAAATCACATAAACCTTCACAAATCATTCCCACACTGGCAAACATTTGCCATTGGTCAAAAAATTATTGAACAGATTGGGCTGTTTGATGAGGCACTTCACCCAATTTACTTTGAGGACAATGACTATGAGCGCAGAGCCAAAGCAAAAAATTTGGGAATACTGCACCTAGATTTACAGGGTGGGCATGACAACAGCTCTACAATTGCTTCAGACAATCATTTTCAACAGCGCAACAGCGCAACATTTCAAGACAATCAGGCTTACTATCAGCAAAAAATTGCCAACAATGATTTTTCAGCTGGTCAGTGGGATATAACAAGAACTAGGAGAAACTCTTGGGCAAAGTAGTAATCACAGGCGTTGCAGGATTTTTAGGCTCACATCTTGCTGACAAATACCTAGATGAGGGCTGGCAGGTTGTTGGAATAGACAACATGGTTGGTGGCGATTGGGAGAACATTCCAATTGGTGTTCAGTTTTATGACCACGACCTAACAGACAGAACAATCATTGACAGGACTTACTGGGCTGAGACTGATTTGATTATTCACGCAGCTGCCTTGGCGCATGAAGGCTTGTCAGTTTTTAGTCCTGCACTTATTGTCGAAAGCAATGTGATGGCAACTGTGAATGTTGCAACAGCAGCTGCAAAATACAACGTGAAGCGAGTTGTGTTTCTTAGTTCTATGGCTCGCTATGGCGATTTGGGAACACTGTTTTCAGAGGACATGACACCACAGCCCAAAGACCCTTACGGAATTGCAAAACTGGCTTCAGAAAATCTACTAAAAAACATCTGTGAAACACATGGCGTTGAATGGACAGTGATAGTTCCGCATAACATAATCGGAAGCAGACAAAAATACGACGACCCCTACAGGAATGTGGCAAGCATTTTTGCTAACAGAATGTTGCAGGGCAAACAGCCAATTATTTATGGAGATGGAACGCAAAAGCGGTCATTCACATTTGTTGCTGATGTTGTAGAGCCACTGTATTTAGCCAGCCTGTCACCAGACACAAATGGCGAAATCATAAACGTTGGACCTGACAAGGAATCCAGCACCATCCTAGACCTGGCTGAAATGGTCGCCAGAAGCCTCAGATTCGATTTACAGCCACTTTTTGTAGAGGGTAGACCAAATGAGGTCAAGATTGCTTTGTGCTCGTCTGAGAAGGCAAAAAAGCTCTTGGGCTACGAAGCCA